TTTGGTCCGGCAAAATATATTTCTTGACCCACGGCATTGCACATATCGTATGCCGCTTTAGCTCCCTTTTGTTCTGTTATTCTTCCTAGGAATAAAGCTACATCTGATTTTTCTTTTTTGAATAAAAAGTCTTCTTTGTTAAACCCCGGATAAACTACAAATTCGCTATTGAATTCTACATTAGATTTAGAGACGCCATGCATTTTGTGCATTTGAGCATATGTTTCAAACATTTTAATATTAGCGAACATTGAATCATATCCGATGCTTGGTTCTACGACTATAGCTTTATTATAAAATTGCTTAACGCATGGTTCATGCGCGTATCCAAACCAGCATAATATAAATTCATTTTTTGATTTTATTCTTTTATTTAATTCATTTGTGCAGTTCTCATTAAATATTTTTACGGCTTCAGTTGTTACATTTTGGTTAAAACCTTGGGTTTTCCATGCATTTAAATCATTGTAGCTTTTTTTTAGTATTTCGTCGTCAGTTACTGTTATGTGTTCGGTACATGTTACTTTAGAATCTTGATGTCCGTAATGATATACAGTATGACCTCTTTTAGTCATTTCATCGCAAAATTTATAGACTTTTTGAACAAAAGCGCATAAAGATACATCTTTTTTAGTTGCGGAATAAGGAACGCTTAAACAATGGAAAATCATATATATATAGTGTAATATTAATTACAATATGTCAACTAAAAAACGTAGACAACCAAAGGAAACAATTAAGGAAGTTTTAGAAGATAATGTTTTCAGACAAGTTAAATTAAAAATAAAAAAATTTGACTTAACAGAAAAACAGAAAAGTTTAGTGGAGTTGGCTTTCCATAGGGATACGAAGATAATTTTTATCAATGGGGTAGCAGGTTCATCAAAAACGTTTTTATCAGTTTATTCTGCATTACATTTGTTAAATGCAAATCCAAAATATGAAATTAAATACATTAGAACTATCGCTGAAGCGGGAGAAAGAGGGTTAGGATCTTTACCCGGAACAGTAGATGAAAAATTTAATCCATTTATGATGCCTTTATATGATAAGCTAGATGAGTTATTGCCAATTACGCAATCTAAATATTTAGAAGATCAAGGGTATATCGAAGCATTTCCTGTAAACTTCTTAAGAGGTGCTACATGGAATGATAAGATTATTATAGCGGATGAAGCTCAAAATTACTCCACGAAAGAATTGATAACGCTTCTAACACGTATTGGCGAAAATACTAAGATGTTTATTTGTGGCGATTCTATGCAGTCTGACATTGGCACTAAATCTGGCTTCACAAAAATACATGATTTATTTAATAATGATGAAAGTAAAGAGCAAGGAATTCATTGTTTTTATTTCGAAGAAGAAGATATTATTAGAAGTCAAATATTGAAATATATAGTTAAAGTCTTTAGAAAATTAGATAAATGATCATTTGATATATATAATATATCAATGAGTAATACATTCTGTTCTCAATGCGGCTCTAAGCATCCCGCAGGTTCTAGGTTTTGTTCGTCGTGTGGTTCAGCTCTGTCAACTTTGGTAGCGCCAAGACAACAATTTCATCAGCCTCAAACAGACGCTGATGATAGCCCTTCTATTTTTGTTAGGCCTAGAAAATTGTCTTATGAAATAGAGAAAGGCGGCAATGCTACATTTAAGGGTGAGGAACTTTTTAAATCAGCTCCAATAAGTGATTCTGATAAACTCGATAGACCCGTCATGCAAACTAAGAAATTGACTCAAGAAGAGTATTTAGCGCAATCATTAAAAGAATGCGCTCCGAGAGGTATGCAAGATATTGATGAAAGCTAAAAAGAAAACTTTTGAGGATATGTATGAAAAAATTGATGAAGTCATAAAAAAAAGAAAATCTAAGTGGAGGCTGAAGGCTATAACATGGTTTGATTTTGAAGATATCGAGCAAATAATAAAATTACATATCTATAAAAAATGGCATTTATGGGATCAGTCTCGACCTATAGAGCCATGGGTGAACAGAATAGCTACGAATCAAATAAGAAATATTATTCGTAATAATTATACTTCTATAGCTAAACCTTGTTTATCGTGCCCATTTAATACTAGCAAAGGAATAGAAGTCGTTTATCAAGATTCCTGTGGATTTACAGCTAGTAAAGTACAGTGTAATGAATGTCCTTTATATGCCAAATGGGAGAAATTAAAAAAGCCAGCATACGATATAAAAATGACAGTCAGTTTGGAGAATCATGAAAATTATTATATGAGCTTCGAATCAAGTGTTGATTATGATTATATTGAAGCAGAAAAAAGAATGCATTCTCTAATGAAGGAGAATTTAAATGATAAGCAATTTATGGCGTATAAATTATTTTTTATAGATTATTTAACTGACGATCAAATTGCAAAAATATTGAAATTTAAAACGAATGAAAAAGGAAGAAAAGCGGGATATAAGCAAATAAAGAACCTGAAAAAAATGCTGTATTTGAAGGCTAAAAAAATATTAAAGGATAATGATTTATTTTCAGATTAATTATGTTATCAGACCAAGATAAAATTTTTATTAACAAAAAAATAGAAGAGGGCCTTGATGATTATATTGTTATGGCAAACCTTCTTCATAGTCGAGAAGATTTAACTGGGCGATCTAAAGAAGCGAAAGTTGTTAGGGACTATTTAATAGAAACAGGTTTTATAAAAAAGAAAAAGCGAGAAAGATTTTCTCATGCTAAAGAAATACTTACTGACTCTCAAAAGAATTTTATTGATCAAAATATTGAGTCAAACATGAGTCCGAAACAAATTACAGAATTAATTTTTAATCAAAAATTTCAAGGCACAGAGAATCTAAATATTCATGTTACAGCAGAATATAGAGCCGTGCATAAATATATTAAAGAAAAATATCCTCAGTTTTTAATAGATTCAGAATCGGGAGTAAATCAGAAATATTCGGTACCAAGATCTTTAAAAACAGTTCTTAACAAAGTCAATAAATGGTGTGGCCAAAGTTTAGATGAAAATAAATTATCTTTGCAAAATAGAAAATGTTTAGAACGTTTGTTGGTTTATTTGGCAAGCCCTCGTTTTGTTGCTAATTATGATGCTTATAGAAGTAGCGCAGATAAAGATTTATTTGAAGCAGAATTCGTTCGCTCTATTTGGGATAAGCCAGATCTTACAATAGATGAAATTAATTTGTATATAAATGTTTGTATGGATTATATTAATCTAAGACAAATAGATATCAAGAAAAATAAAGTTAATGAGATGTTTAGCGAAACTCAAGAGCAGAATGACTTGACGATTCGTTTAACTGAAATTTTAAAAACGATTAGCGAAGAATATAACCAATGTGCAAAAAGAATTGATCAGAGTATTCAAAAACTTAATGGTGAAAGAGCTAAAAGAGTAGAAAGGAGTCATCAAAAAAATGCTTCTATTTTAAATTTAGTTGAACTTTTTCAAGACGAAAAAGAGAGAAGTATGATGATACAGATTGCAGAGATGCAAAAACAAGCTGTGCAAGATGAAGCGGAAAGATTCGAGAGTATGTCTTCATGGAAAGCTAGAATTTTAGGTGTGTCCAAGGAGGATGCTATATGAATAAATGTCAGATTTGTCAACTAAATTTTAAAACTGATAAATCCTTTCACGCTCATTTAAAAAAGCACGGTCTTTATCAAGCGGAATATTATTGTAAATATTATCCTCGTTACTCTTTGTATTATAAAAAGCAAATACCTTTTATAAATAAAGTAGATTATTTTTCGAAAGAGTTTATTGATTTAAATGAATTGTTAGCTTGGGAAAAGAATGCTGATAGTCAATTAGTAAAAGCTAAATGCTTAGAACTTTTATCGAAGAGGATAGAAGAAAAAGGGTATGAATATGCGCCTTTCCATAACGAATTAAAAACTTTAGAATTACCTCCTATTGATATTTTTAAAAAACATTTTAAGTCATATAGTAAAGCGTGTCGCGCAATAAATAAAGAACCTATTTTTAATAAGCCGATGCCTTTTGAGTTTTACGATAAAGATATTCCTGAGTTTGAAATTTTAGTTGATACTAGAGAGCAAGATCCTTTGCCGTTTGAAAAAACAAAAAAAGAAAAATTATATATTGGTGATTATTTAAATAATCAAGGTGAATATACATATACATATGTAGACAGAAAAAGCGAAACAGATTTCTTAGGAACATTAGCTTCTGGCGTAGAAAGGTTTAGCAGAGAAATAGAAAAAGCTGTTGCTTTAGATAGTTATTTGTTTGTTGTTATTGAAACAACCATAAATAAAATAAAATATAATCATAAAAAGTTTCGCCGCAAAACTAGTCTAGAATATGTTTTTCATAATATGAGACACTTAACTCATAAATATCCTCGTAGCGTTCAATTTATTTTTACAGGTGATCGAGAGAAGTCTTTAGATTTAATTCCAAGGCTTCTTTATTTTGGAAGTTCTTTATGGAATGTAGATGTACAATATTATTTAGATTATGAGCTGGGAAACAGGTAATCAAGTACCAAGAAAAAACGAATATATCACTAATGAGGAGTTGTTAAAAAAGAAAGGTTTCTTAGAAGAAAAAGAGGCTAAACTTTTATTTTATGAATTTTTAAGAAATAATACAACTTTTGCTACAGATTTAATCACTGGCGTTCAATTGTTCCCATTTCAACATATGGCTATTAAAAGCATGTTAGAAAGTGATTATTTTTTAGGAGTATGGTCTCGCGGTATGAGTAAAAGTTATACAACTGGAATTTATGCCGTTTTAGACGCTATTTTGAATCAAGGAGTTGAAACAGGTATTCTTTCCAGATCTTTTCGGCAGTCTAAAATGATTTTTAAAAAAATTGAAGATATCGCTGCAAAACCAGAAGCTTATTTACTAAAGCAATGTATTACTCACGTTTCAAAAAGTAATGATGAGTGGGTGATGGAAATAGGCAAAAGCCGTATTCGAGCATTACCCTTGGGTGATGGTGAAAAACTGCGAGGTTTCCGTTTTCACCGCATTATTATTGACGAGTTCCTGTTGATGCCTGAACGCATTTATAATGAAGTTATAGTGCCGTTTTTGTCCGTTGTACAGAACCCTACACAAAGAGAAGAGTTGTATCAAGTAGAGAACAATTTAATTAAGCAGGGCAAAATGGAGGAAAAAGATAGATATCAATGGCCTAATAATAAATTGATTGCTCTTTCTTCTGCCTCTTTTAAATTTGAGTATTTATATAAGTTATACGAACAATATGAGAATTTAATTTTCAATCCTAAAAAGGGTGAAAGAACTCGTAGATGTGTGATGCAATTTTCTTATGATTGCGCTCCTATGCAGTTGTATGACCAAAATCTAATTAATCAAGCTAAAGCTACCATGAGTGAATCACAATTCATGAGAGAGTTTGGCGCTCAGTTTACTGATGATAGCTCTGGGTATTTTAAGATATCTAAGATGGCTTTGTGTACCGTTCCAGATGGAGAGCTTCCCTCTATAGAAGTAATCGGACATTCTGGCGCTGAATATATCGTAGCTGTTGACCCTTCTTGGTCAGAAACAGAATCTTCTGATGATTTTGCTATTCAAGTTTTAAAATTAAATGAAGAAAAGCAAATTTCTACATTAGTTCATTCTTATGCTTTATCTGGAAGTTCGTTGAAAGATCATATTAAATACTTTTTATACATATTGAAGAATTTCAATGTTGTCGCTATTTGTATGGATTATAATGGCGGCGTACAATTTATGAATTCTTGCAATGAAAGTGAGCTGTTTAAAAACGAAGGTATAAATTTAAAGCAAATGATTACTGAGTTTGAAAAGCCAGAAGATTATCCTCAAAACTTAATTGCCGCGAAAAATGAATATAATAAATCAGATTATAAGTATGTATTTTTAAGAAAGCCAACTTCAAGTTGGATTAGAACGGCAAATGAATTGCTACAAGCTAATTTTGATCACAGAAGAATATTTTTTGGAAGTAGAGCTATAGATGATAATTTTAGATCTCAAACAAAAAATAAAATAGGTATATTAGATATGAAGTTTTCTAATATGGCAGACTCTGATAAACAAAATGAAGAAGCTAAAATGATTGATTTTGTTGAGCATTTAACAGATATGATACTTTTAACAAAAACTGAATGCGCACTTATTCAAATAACCACAACCGCACAGGGTACGCAAAGTTTTGATTTACCTCCTAATCTAAAAAGAAAGACCGGACCTGATAAACCAAGAAAAGATAGTTATTCTGCATTAGTGCTTGGAAATTGGTTAGCTAAAATTTATAATGATATGAATAATACTAAAGTAGAAGATGTTATTTCTACTTTTACTCCTATGTTAATATGAAGGATTTATATAATAAATTAATTGATGGTTATTTTGGAGAAAGTAGAGCACTGTTCATAGAAAAAACTTTTAATCATCTATTATCATTAAATAGACCAATAAAAATTTTAGAGACAGGATGTCAACATACAGATGGTTTTGGGTTTACAAGTCTTTTTGGGGATTTGATCAAAAATTATACGGGTGGAGAATTACTATCTATTGACTTGGACTTAAATCATATTCAAAAGAGCAAAGAAATAAACAAAGATTACCTTAACGTAATAGATTTTGTATGTGGTGATAGCGTTCAAGTTATAAAATCTTTATCTAATGAATTTATAAATTCTGTAGATTTATTTATTTTAGATTCTTATGATTTAAATATATGTTATCCAATACCTTCTTTTACTCATCATTTGAAAGAGCTATTGTCTTTTATTGATAGAGTAAACAAAAACACATGGATTGCCATAGATGATAATTATATGCCTGATACGTGGATAGAGTGGATAACTGAAGGTGGAGCAAAAAAAGAGATTATACAAACTGGAGATAAAATAATTGGTAAAGGAACTTATTGTGATGTCTTTTTAAAAGATAATGCTTGGACTAGGGATGAAGAAGTAATTATATCAGGAGACCGAAATATTTTCTTATATTATAAAACTTAAAGTAACTTTAAAAGTCACTTTGGGATTAACTTTGTGTAAAAGATTATACAGATATGCCACGTAAGTATACAAAAAAATCAGATTACTGGAATCAATTTTCTTCAGGTAACGGAAACGGTTCTGAATCTTTAGAGAATTTTATTCAAGCAAATTCGTCAGAACCTCAATTGCTTGGGGAGCCTTTTTAT